GTTTCACACCCTTGGAATGTCTGCCGAATACCCACATTTGATTGCATCTGTCCAAGAGTTCAAGGCACATCTCCATGCCCCGGTCGTAGGACACCTTCTTGTAGAGGAACCCAAAGCAATGTACGGATGAAACGAAGATTTTATCAGGGTGCAAGTAGACAAGCGTCTTGATTAACTTCCCTATCTTGCGTTTGTTCCGCCACTTCCCGCCGTATTCGTGGGAAATGTAAACTGTCACTTTAGATTTGTCGTGTTCTTCGAGAAACCCATTTGTCATTTCATTCCCTCCTTATACAGTTCAATCCAATCCTCTAACGGCTGAATTACCACCCATTCGCAGTTGTTTTTCCTGTGCATCACCACAGGCATCTCCCCTTCCCTTGCATCGTGTTTGGCTTGTGCCAGCGCATCATATAAGGACAACCGTTCCGTCCTTTTGACTTCGATATGCACGCCGTCAAGTCCAACCACATCGGCATCGCCGTTCGCCCCACAGTATTGCTGACCTCTTCGGCAATCGTATCCGTATTCCTTTAGTTTATTGGCAAGTTCTCTTTCACCCCTCGCCCCCTTATCTTTTGAGTTTATTTTCATTTATTTCCCCCACTCCTTTATCATCCTGTCAGCTTCGGTTTCACTCAAGGTTTCAATGCCTAATTCTTTGGCTTCGCTTATTACGCCGTCTAACAGGACGGAAAACTCCTTGCTATCGTATGTTGAAGACCCAAAGAAGCATTGAAGTTGTATTCCGGTTTTTCCGTTGATTGTAACCTCTCCAAGTTCTCGGACGGTTCGCCACTCGCTTTTGAACTTCTCGACCGCATTGGGTTTGACAACAATGTGCGTAAATTGCCCATAGCGGGAAAGCATTTCAAGATATACTTCATCTTTTGTGCTGTGGAGTGCCTCTGCGATTTTCTGCAGAAGCACCCACAGATAGCCATTGGCATCAAGCGAACGTTTCTTTTTTAGCGGCGCAATCTCCACCGTGTACGGCTTCTCGTTTGCCTTTCGGATGAGTTCACCTAATAAGGCGGGCTCACCGCTGACGGTCAGCAGCAATTCTATGTCGCCCTGCACAGTCAACCTCATGTCAGCGTGTTTGATGTTCATTTCATAATCTCCTTCGGTCTGATATCTGTCACCAATGCCCGTATGAGGTCATTATGCTGGCACACAAGCGAGATAATCTCTTTTAGGTCTGTTGCTTCGCTTGTGCGTATACGATGGCTCAAAAGTTCGATAATGGCGTCATGCGGTGAACGAACATAGATTTCTCTCCCCTCTTAGTAGAAATTAACCTTTAGAACGGGATTTCATCATCGGTCATTGCGGTAAATCCCTCGACCGCTTCCGGTGCATCCAAAACCTCAAATTCCGTGCAGACAATGTACCACTGCGGGATCTTGCTTACATTGCCGTCCCTGTCCTTTCCGTAGTAGAACGACAGCCAGGCGTTTTTCATGTCAACCGTTGTTCTGTTGGCAAGTTCTGTTCCTTTTGGAAAGTTGACCAGTATTGATGCGTTCTCCCATTCGCCATTCTTGTCCTTCTTGCCGATACTCGCCTTGTAAAGTGTTCGTCCGTTGTATTCATTGGCAAATATCATGCTTTGTCCTGTAAAACTGCTTTTCATTTAATCCTCCAAATAATTTCGGCCAACCAACTTCATAAAATCAGATCGTGAATGCGTTTCTTCGTACTTCCGTTGGCATTCCTGTTTCAGTTTCAAATCCCACCCCCGCATGGGGTTGGCGTGTACCGATTCAGGGTTGTTTCCGTTGTGCATATCGTAGGTGAGCCAGACCTTGAAGCCGTTTGCCTCACTCACCTTGCGATTGGAACCTCCGTAAATGTGATGCTCATGCAGCTGGTCTGTCCTGCCTGTGATGTAGCAGACTTTTTCATTCTGCATTATGCTTTTCATTTGTCTTTGCTATACTTCTTCTTGAGTTCCACAAGTGCGGTGCTGTACTGCTCGTTCGTCATAACCTCTACCGATGCGACCTTATAATAGTCACAGAGTTTTTTCTCGTCCGCTCCAAACTGCTTGATAAGAGTTTTCAGAACATTCGCCTGCGACTTGGTGATTTGTGATTCTGCCATTTCCGCAAAGTCGGGTTCGATTGATTTTTTATCAACTTGCTTTACTGGCTCATTGGGTTTTTCATCTTCCGGCAAATCCTCTCCGGCGTAGATATACAGACCGAGTCCATGCCTTGCCAATGCTTTTGTCAGTGACCGCTGAATTGCTTTATTCACATCGAACGAAGTAATATTATCAACGGATATTGATTTATTCCGATTGTCCATTACTGGGAGATATTCGATATGCTCAATTCCGTTGACTGTGACCCCGGTCTTGACCCATGCGGTCTTGTTATCCGTGTGGTAATTCCAACCGAGATCGTTCTCATAAATGGTATAAACGGTGTCTGGGTACAGTTTCTTGACCTCGCCCCATGCCCATGCCCACGAAAGATATGTGAGTCCGTTCTTTTTTTCGGTTTTTTCATTTACATTGATTGAGTTCAATGCGGTAAAGTAGTTGTCCATTTTCATCCCTCCTATTTGATTTGCAAATTCTGATTCTCCACCAATTCAACGCCGACAAATTCTCGACCTGATTTTATCAAGTCTGCAATTTCTTTCTTTGGGATAGTTGTCTTGATTTCGACCTCGACAAGTTCTGGATATTTTTCGATAAACCACTCCTCGTTTGTAATATTCAGGCTTGTTGACTTTCTGAACGAGAGTTTACATTTCGATGTTTCAAGCTCTTTCTTGTCTGCAAGAAGCATCGTGTTTGCAAGGTATGTTTTTAGGTATTCAGATTTCTTTTCGATCGATTTTCTGCGCTCTGCAAGATTTGTTTCCTCTGCCTTAATTGCTAAAGCATTAGCCGAAAGGTTTTTAATATACAAAGCAACCGCCTCGGCCTTGTTGTCAAACTCACCTTCTTTGGCTTCAATTTCATCGGCATTCAATATTTCTCCGTCCTCGTTGACCTCGATATTGTCTAATGCGTCAAGGTATTCTTTTGTTATTTCATATAAATTCATTTTCATCCCTCCAACATCTGCGTCATTGCCAAATCCCTTAACTCGGAGTCGTATTCCTCCGTGGCATTTCTGATAACTTTCTTCACTTCCTCTATGCAGTCCTCGCAATAGTCCTCGTCCACAGGGATATACTTCATGCAGTTTCCGCACATCCTTGCTTCTGTCATATCGCCACCACCGCAGCAGGGGCAGACTTCCCACTCTTGGTAGCCGCCGTGGCCGGGTTCTCCGACAAATTCTCGCTCGATCTTTGGGTATACCATTTCGCCACAGTCACGGCAGAGCATTTTGTCTCCGTGCTCTTCGTAGTATTCGTTCATTTCCTCCTCCTTAATAATCACTAATTCTCTAAAAACGTTTATTCCTTAACCCACATTAGTTTTTGTCCACAACGGAGACAGTAGCATTCAGTTTCATCGTCCTCAACATATTCTGGTATTGGCTCACCGCACATTGAACACTCAATCCATCTCTCAAAATATTCGGGATAACCACCGTTGTCATCAGCATTCGGAGTTTTAGGTATTTGCTTTTCAATGATATCTAAGACAGCATCAACTGTTTCCGGCAGAAGCCCAGACGTTCCGTATCTCTCAACTTTGTCATATAAAACATTAGGATCTATCTTCATTTACTTTTTCCCTCCTTAATAGAAATTAATCTTGCAATATCTTCTTTGCCTCTGCCCATACCGCTATTCTCTGCTCAATTTCGCTTTCGCTCATCGGTACGGGATCCGGCTCCTTTAGTTGCAGTTTGTCTTTTTCTGCTTCCCTTTCTTTCCGCCTGTATTCTTTCGCCATTATCCTCAACTGACCTACAGACGGAGGGAACCCGCTTGCATCGGTCTTAATATACTCTTTGGCGGCTGACATGATATGCCGATGCTCATCGTCTATAAGGGCATCCGCCCATACAAGTACGGTAAAATCCAGATCGTCACCCTTGAAGTAATTTCGGTATACTGTCGCAAGAGTCCCCAGTAACTGCTTCGTTTCCGTTTTGTTCATATTGCTCCTCCCTCAACATTTCCAAGAATGGGTTGCTTGACTTCTTTTCGTTTTCCTTAATGTTGCGTTCCCATGTTCTAACCGATGCTTGCCAGTCCTTCATTTTGTTTTTCCCAACATACCAATTTTTAGATGTGTAGAAGTCGCAAAACTTTTTCGGATCTACTTTGCTGTTTCTTTCTTGACAATATTCAATTACAGATTCAAGAGCAGGTGGTATTTGGTTGCGTGCCGCAGGCACATATATAACTTCTTTACATTCTTTATCATTCTTAACATTATTGTTCGTGTACCCTTCGCTGTTCTTTTGATGTTCCTTCAATGTACCCTCTTCTGTACCCTTCGTTGTACCGTAGTCTTGGTATTCGCTATAGTTTTCAATGGTTATGGTTGTACCCTTTGTTGTGCCTATCGTTGTAGCCATTTTTGCGTTTTTCAGTAGTTTTAGGTACGCTCTTACTTTTTTTCTACTCCACCCCCATTTTTTCGATAATTTCAGTTCAGATGTATGGAGTTGTCCTCTTTTAATGATAAAGACTTCATTCCCAAGAAGCACTTCGTTGTCTGCATGGTTTGCCATGAGGAGCAGATCAACCCACGCTTGCCCCTTTGAGTATGGCTTTTCATTCCACAGAATATTCTCCATTATCCTTCTGTGCAGTTTTATATATCCGTACTCCATGTCTACTCCTCATAGGTTTCACCGTGTTCCTTGAAAAGGTTTATTAGTTTTTCTCTCCTTTCTCCCGTAGGTTTTCCACATCCCCTTTCCCAAGTTTGGACCGTGAAAAGGGATACGCCACAGATTACAGCAACCTGTACTTGCGTGTAGTTATGCTTTTTTCTTAATTCTTTCAATTTCATTTTATCACCCCTATATAGCATACTATTGCTATTGTTTCGTGTCAAGGCGTTTTCTTGCATTTTTCTTGCCTTTGTTTGCAATTATTTTTTTCAGATATTCCTCCCTTTCTGCATCCGTCATGCCGAACAACTGACCTCGGATCGACTTGATCGCCTGCTTGCTAAATCCCATCCGTTCTTGCATCGCCTTTAATACTTTGTAGTGGTCTCTTTCCATTTTCCCTCCTTACTAATCAATAAGCCATTAAGACAGTATCATTATGTTTTCAAGACTCATTATCACAAAATTTTCCTTGCAATACGCTGAATCGTCAAGAATGTATGGTACTCTTGCAGATAATGCTCTGCCTGTATATTTACCACGCCAATATTCTTGCAATATCAACGTATCGTCTGCTCTGTA